ATGGCACATTGCGTGGAAAGTCGAATCATCTATGGCGACTGTACGAAAATAACAAAGACCGTAAGGATTGGTTTACTCAATGGTACACCCTTGAGGACACCAAGACTGCTTACTGGATTGGGGATGGTGTATCAATTAACCCTGAACTGGCTGGAAAAATTAATCCGTATGACGGCAAGCCTTTTAAAAATATCCAAGACGATGTGGATAGCGGAATTATATCTTACTCGATGGCGAGGCAAGAATATCTCAACGAGGCCGTTTCACAGGTAGAGAACAGCTACTATGGCCACGAGCTAGAATTGTTAAAGCAAGAGGGCCGATATGGTAACATTGATCGAGGCGGCCACCCTGTATATACCTTTTGGGACTTAGGTACTAGCGATGCGACTAGTATTGTTTTTGCACAAATAATAAATAATAATCCAATAATTATTGATTATCACGAATCAAGCGGTAAAAAGATTGAGGATTACGCAAATGTAATAAACAGCAAGGGTTACAAGTATGGTGGGCACTACGCCCCGCATGATGTATCAAAGCGTATGCTATTTGGTGATTTGGTTACTAGAGCTAAAGAAGTGGGTATAGACTTTAGAAGAGTGCCAAAAACCAACTCAGTCTTAGAAGATATTGAGATATGTAGAAGAACATTGAAGCGTGTTTACATAGGAACACTGGCAGAAGATTTGTTAGAGCATCTAATGCACTACAAAGAAAGTGCAAGCGGTAGGCCTGTGCACGACAAACACTCTCACGCTGCTGATGCTTTTAGAACAATGGTTATGGGTTTACATTTAAACTTAGTATCAACATATTTAAACACAAACAAAACAATTAATCTGCCAAATTTTACTGCAGAAGCAGAACAATATAGTCAATGGGACATAGAAGTAGATGCAGAAGAACCTCTATGGAAAAGGTTTAAAAGAAAAAATGGCTTGACAAATTTATAATTTTCTATATAAGAGACATATAAATTTATAGGAGTACCAATTATGGCTACAGCAGTAGATGAAATAAATAGACAAATGATGCAACCATATTCACCAGAAGCAAATGTAAATCAAATGGCCGATCGAGTCCAAGCAATGCGTAGACGAGGTGCTGGAAGAGGTGCTCGACTAACAGGTTCAGGTGCTGCACCAAAAGCTCCTTTAGCAACTGCAGCACAATTAAATCCAAGAGCTATAAAAAGAGGAAAAATAGCAGGTCAAAGGAGACAAAAAAGTATGCTCGAGTATGCTCGAGGAATACGAGGTAGATTTTTCAAAAAAAGAAAAAGTTATGCACAATTTTTATCAGAAAGAGGATTTGCTGGCACAGGCAAAAATAGAGTTAAATCATCAACTTTAGGAGACTTTGATAAAATTGTAGCAAAAAGAGCAGGTCAAAAGGGCGGCAAAAGAAGTCGTACTGGTCGTGAAAGACGAGAAGCTATAAAACTTCAAAATATGTATAAAAACTATGTAAAAAGATTTAGAGCCTCAGCAAGTCGGGCAATAAGTGCAGTTTAAGTAAATAATATGAATGTAGACTCTCTAATTGCAATGTACAAAAGGGAGAAGTCTAGCTCTGAACGGGCTAACTTCGAGGACTTATATCAATCAGCAGCAGAGTTCTGCAATCCTAAAGCTGATAATATTCAACAAACAAAGACTAAAGGTCAGCGTTCTGATCAACAACGGTTAACAGATATTGGCATAAAAGCTCGTAGAATGTTTACTGCTGGCATGATGAGCCACTTGTTTCCTCAAGGGCAAAATTGGTTACGCATTGTCCCTCAAAATAGAGAGTTATTAAATAGTGATAATGTTGTAAGAGCATTAACTTCTTGTAGTAAAAAGTTTATACGATATATAGAAGATTCAAATTTTTATGAAGAGATGGGTCAGTCTATTGACCATTGTGCATATATTGGAACAACTGCTTTATATTGTGAGTCATCACCGAGGCGTATGCTTAATTTTAGATCGCATTATATTAATCAATTTTATTTTTGTGAAAACTATCTTGGTGAAGTAGACACTGTTATTCGTGAGTTTAAACTTACAGCACGGCAAGCAATGCAACAGTTTGGTGACAACAACTCATTAGAAATTAAAGAAAATTCTACAGACCCTAAAACAAATTCAAAAGAATATACATTTATTCATGTAGTAATGCCAAGAGAAGGTTTTAAATTTGACTCTGATGTAAAAGAAGAAAAACCAATAGCTTCTTATTACATAGACATAAAAGCTAGAAAGTTATTATTAGAGTCAGGGTTTGATGAAATGCCTTACGCTGTTGGTAGATTTTACAAAACTAACTTTGAAAAGTATGGCCGTAGTCCTGCGTTAGAAGTATTTACATCATTGCCATTAATTAATCGTATGGAAGTTTCTCGTATTCGTGGTGCAGAGCGTGTAGCAAACCCACCGTGGTTAGCCCCAAATGACGGTAGTGTTCGTAGAATTAGTAATGAACAAGGCTCTATTATCTATTGGAATGCTGGCAATCCATTATCTAAACCTGAACAGTTGCGGCCTATGGATAATATAATTGTTAATGACCAAATGATTGAGAAAAAAGAGCAAGAGGTATTAGATGCTTTCTATGTTCCATTATTTAATCCATTGCTTAATAGAAAAAATATGACCGCATTTGAGTCACAAGAAAGACTTAACCTATCTTTACAATTCTTAACACCTGCGGTTAACCGTTTAAATAAATACTTTGTTACACCAATCTTAGAACGAGCCTTTGGAATCTTATTTAGAGCAGGTGCATTTAGAGAACTTGAAATAGATGAGTTGTCAGAACAAAGCCTTGAGTTTGATTTAGTTGGAAAAGCATCTATTGCTTCTAGGCAGATTGAGTTATTTGGTACTATGACAGCTATACAACAAATTGCACAGGTAGGACAAATTAATCCTGAAGTATTTGACAATATTAATCCTGATAAGACGGCAAGATTTATTCAGGAGGTTAATATGTGTCCTGTTGATTTACAAAGATCAGAAGCAGAAGTAGCATTTATACGAGATCAAAGATTGCAAGAACAAGAAATGATGCAGCAAAGAGCAAATCTACAAGCATCTGCTGATGTATATGCTAAGACCGCTAAAACACCAGAAGAAGGTTCTGACGCTCAACAAATGCAAATGGAGGAATAGTGGACATAATTGATAAAGTTACCTATGACTTTGAATGGGATAACGAGAAGGATTTATCAGAAGAAACTAGACGAGCTTTTGTAAACCTTTTTGACCCTTCAAACGATGACGCATTACTAGTTGTTAACTATCTAGTAGGAATATGCAAATGGAAAGATCAAACGGAATATAATGACCCCGTAATTGAAGCTAAGATGAATGCTTTGCGTAATATAATATTAGGCATTAAAAAACAAGTAAATATGAAACCTATAGAGGAGGACTCAAATGAGTGAGGAAGAAGTAACGCAAGAAACAACGGAAGAAGTAGTAGAAGAAACAACAGAAGAAACAGCCGAGCCCACAGAAGAAAGTTCTGCTGCGTTTGCAGACATAATGTTTGATCAAATAACTGATGAAGATATTAAGACAGCAGGTTGGGCTAAGAATCTTAAAGGCAAAGATGCTAATGAGGTAGGCCAATATATCAAAGAGCTTCAATCGTTTGCGGGTAAAAAAGGTGATATACCCAAACAAGATGCAAGCGATGAGGAGTGGTCAGAGTTTTATCAAAAACTTGGTAGACCATCTGATATTGAAGGATACGACTTTAGCATTGGTGATGAGTTTGCTGAGGCCGTAGGTGAAGAATCTCTTCCTTTCTTTGAAAAAACAGTTAATGAAATAAAAGAAGAAGCATTTAATATAGGTGCATCTTCTGATCAGGCTGAAGGTTTAGTTAATATATTTCTTGGTTCTGTAATGGATTCTATTGAGGCAGCATCTTCAGAAGATACAGAAATGTTTGAAGAAATGGATAAAGAGTTACGCTCTCAATGGGGTGATGAATACGATGGAATGATGAGCGGCATTGAAAGCATGTTGCTTAGTAACGGATTCCCAGAAGAAAATATGCAGTTCTTAAAAGAGTCGGGCATGTTAAATGACCCATCATTTGCAGTTACTATGGGTAATATAGCTAGTAAGTTTGCAGATGATCCAGAGATTGGACATCATCAAATTAAAACGCAAGCAGGAATGCAGGATCAACTTGCTGAAGTTAATATGGAGATAAAAGAGTATCTTAAAACTGGAACTAAAGTTCCTCCGCATATTGCACAAAGGCGTATTGATTTAATGAATAAATTAGGTGATAACTTATAAAGTTTTTAACTTGACATAAAAAAAATTTATGTTAATAGTCGTACGCAACGAAGGTGGATAACCGAAAGGCCCATCAAAGTTGCCGTCAACCCAGACGATAACTGGCAGGCAAGACCTCCTTGTGGAGATAATCAGAGCCGTTTAGTGTAACATTAATTAAATAGCCAATTATAACAAGGAGATTAAAATGGCTTCATCAAATATTACAACTGCTTTTGTTAAGCAGTATGGTAGTACCTTGGATTTGTTGACTCAAACTATGGGTGGCAAGTTTAAAGGAACTCACCTCGAAGAATCTATCGAAGGTGAAGAAAAATATTACGATCAGTTGGGATCAGTTATTGCTGACGAGGTAACAAGTCGCTACGCTGACTCACCTGAAAACGACATTAGTCACGACCGCCGCCGTGTTACAGCAACTGCTTACGATGTAGGCTTGATGCTTGACAAGTTCGACAAAGTGCAAATGTTAATTAACCCAGAGTCTGAATATGTACAACAGCAGGTTACTGCTCTTATGCGTAAGTATGACATTGAGTTCTTAAAAGGTCTATTTGGAACAGCACAGACTGGCAAAACTGGTTCTGGTACTGCTGACTTAGCGGCCGCAAACAAGATCGCTCACAACAACGAAGGTTTGACAATCGATAAGATTGCTCAAGCTCGTGAAATTATGGAAACTAATGGTGTTGATCTTTCTGACCCATTGAATAAGCCATATCTTGCTGTTAGCCCTGCAGCTCTACAAGACCTGTTAACTAACACAACTGTTGCTTCTATTGACTTTAACAACATTAAGTCTTTAGTAAGTGGAGATATGAACACATTCTTTGGATTTGAAATCATCAAGTCTAACCAGCTTCCATTTGTTAATGATGCCAATGATGCTGACGGAACAAACCATATTGCAAACCTTTCTTGGGGTGCATCTGATGACCTTCCTGTTGCTGCATCTGGCGGTTCAACAACTGCTGGTAAGAGAGCTTGTGTTGCATACACTCGTTCTGCCGTGCGTCAGGTAGTTAATCCTTCTATTCAGACAGAGATTAGCAAGCGTGATGATAAGAGATTTAACTACTATGCTTACTCTTGCATGCGTACAGGTGCTGTCCGTATGGAAGAAAAGAAAGTTGTTCAAATCGGTGTTAAAGAATCAGGTGCTAACGCAGCTTAAGGAGGATAATTAGATGGCAACATTAAATTCAAACGAAATTACTCGTGTTTATGGGTCAACTACTTCTATTGATGCAACCACAGAGCGAACAGGCGATTATGCTTTTGCTGTTGATGGTGGTGTACAGGTAGCCAGCTTTTCATTCACTTCAACCGCTGCAGGATCAGGAGGAGATGTTATTAACCTAACTTGCCTTCCTTTGAATGCTGTTGTTGTTGGGATAGCTGTTCAGCCAGAATCAGGTTTTGGTGGACACGCAAGTGCTGCTATTACTTTGAAAGTAGACTCAGTAACTGTAGGTTCTGCTCTTACTATTAATACAAGTAGTAGTTCAGTAACAAATGGTTATTTTTCAGGAAACGGACTAAAAGTTAGTGGTGCGGGTCTTGTTACTATGACACAAAATGCACAAGCATTTGCTGGTGATAAGTTAGTAGAAGGACAAGTTTTCTATTTTGTTGATGGAAAATAATAAGTAATATCCTGTAGGCTTCTAACTACCTTCTCAGTTAGTGTAAGTCCTACATTTTTTTTAAGAGGTAGGTATGGGTTTATCAAAAGTAGATATATGTAACCACGCATTATTAAAGATTGGTGCAGATACTATAGCCTCACTAGACACAGCTTCAAATACAACAGAGGCAACAATACAAAGTGCGAAGTTTTGCAATGTTCTTTTTGATCAAGCATTAGAAGAAGTATTGCGTATGCACAAATGGAACAACGCAATGCGTAGGGTAAAACTTACCCGTCTAACAGAAGCACCTGCTTTTAAGTGGAAATATAACTACTTAGTACCAACAGACTGCATACGCATAATTAATTTATACGAAACAACAGACGCTTATGACGATCAAACATCTTGGGTTGTCGAGGGTAGAAATATTCTAACAGATTACGAAACGGCCTTTCTTTCGTATGTATCTAAGCCACAAGATGTATCAACTCTTAATTCTTTTGTAACACAATGTGTAATTCAAAACCTAGCTATTAAGTTATCTGTTCCTATGCAATTAGATCAAGGTATGCAAAACAATTTGCTACAGGAGTTTAGTTCAGTGATTCTTCCACAGGCTAAGAGTATAGATGCACAAGAAAACAAGTGGTGGGATATGGAGGAGAGTAACACATTACTATCGATTTATAATACCTCACCTATAGTCTAGGATTGCAATGCCAATAAATTATACACAATCTTTTCAGTCGGGCGAGTTGTCAAGAAAAATGGATGGCAGGTCAGACCTTGATCAATACAGGACAGGTTGTCGTGACTTAGATAACTTTTATGTTTTACCGCAGGGTGGTGTAGAGCGAAGAACAGGCACAAGATTTATTGCATTAACAGGAGATAAATCGTCAACACCCGATGGTGCAGCATCTGCTAGATTATTTCCTTTTGATTTTTCTGATACAGTTAAATATGTAGTCGAGATCGGCACAAGTTATATTAAAATATTTAATGGTTTTGCAGAAACAGATGGTAGTTATTTAACCTATGAACCCACAGGAACTGTTCCTGCATATACATCAACCGAGCTAAATGAGTTACAGTTTGTTCGTAGATACGACACAATGGTTATTACACATAGAAATCACGAGCCATTGCTTTTAAAAAGAACAAGCGTTACACCTACCTTTACGGTTTCTGATATAGAATATGTATATCCTCCTTTAAGGGATATGAATATAACGGCAACAAGTTTAAAACTAGCGACTGGTACAGTAAATTCTAATACAGAAGTACAATCGTACTCTGACGATGGAACTACTTTAGTTTCTAATGTTATTAATAATCAACATATAAATTCTGTATGGGGTATAAATCATATTAGAGACGGATTACAAAGAACAATTGCTATAAATCAATCTGCTAATAGTAGTGCAGGTCCACCTCCCGGCTTTGCTCGAATAAATGTTAGTTTTGCTAATTATGTTTTTAATACAAGAGGTAATCTTATAGGAACTGTTACTGTAATAAAAAGTACAGATGGTGGAACTACTTATAATGATTTTGTTGTACTAGGAACATCTACTGGAAACTCTACATTTTCATATTCTTCAACCGTTGCGGAAGATGCAAACACTATAGTTGGATTAAAGATTACAAATTATGTTAGTGGTACACTGACTGGAGAAGTTGTTGTACAAGATCAATTTTTAAGAAGTACAATAAAGATAAAAGAAAATGGAATACTTGGCAGCACGGTTACAAAATCAAGTTATAATACAAGTAGTCGTGAATTAGTTTTAACATCGACAGGTATTCAAGCTAAAGGATTAACTAATAATGATAAAGTAACTATTACAGGTATTACAAAAAATTCAGATAGTTCTGCTGTAGAAGCTAGTGATTTAACAGTATCATCTGTAGGTACAGATTCTTTTCAAATTACTTTACCTGATATTGGTGGAGTTGATGTAACTTTAACAAGTGCTATTATACAATCTTGCTCTAGGGTTAATGTAGAAGTTCTTACAGCTAGTGAGGGAAACGATCCAACTGTTTTTTGGCAAGAGGCCGCTTTTAGTGATTTTAGAAAGTTTCCAGTAGCAGCAGAGTTTTATCAAAATAGATTATTTTTTACGGGATCAAAAGATGACCCCGCAACAATATTTGCTAGTGTGTTTAATGATATATTTAATTTTCTTACTGGCACTACAAGTGATATGTCTATTAAGCGTATTCCTGATACCGCAGCAGAAGCTAAATCTCTTACAGGTAAAAAAGATTTGTTTATGGGAACAGACGGTGGAATAGTATCTATTAAATCTGTAAATCCTGATCAGCTTATAACTCAAACAAACATTACTACAGAAATACAAAACTCATATGGCTCATCATTAGTACAGCCTGTAATAGCAAATGATGTTGTTGTTTATTTGCAAGGCAACAAACTTAAACTACGAGAGTTGGTTTATAGTAGAGATAATGATGTTTTCGTTGGAAACGATTTAAACCTATTAAGCGAGGATATTACTGGCACAGGTGTTAGGCAAATGTTTGTACAACAAAATCCAGATCAAATTATTTGGTGTATAAAAGAAGATGGAACAGCCTGCATACTTTCTTATGATCGAGGTACCGGATTAATAGGCTGGAGTAATATTGTAACTACAGGCACTATAGAGAGTGGCACTGTTTTATCTACAAGTGGTGAAGATGCTATATGGCTTGTTGTAAAACGAAACTCAAAATATGTTGTAGAAAAATTTGAAAGTAGAAGCGATTTAACTTGGTATGTAGATAGCGGGTCATCTGTTACATCTAATAATCCCACATCAATTACTGTTGGAACACACTTAGATGGTCAAACTGTTCAAATTCTTTTTGATGGGTCATTTCATTCTACAGCTACAGTATCTAGCGGTGCAGTGTCTATAAGTAATGATTTTCCTGTATGGAAAGCAAATAAAGCATATAACAAAGATGAAACTGTAATACATAGTGGTACGGTATATAACGCTAAAGCTGCGTTTACAAGTGGTGGTGTATTTTCTGCAAGTAATTGGAATACTAACTCTTCAACAGCAATAGCAGGATTGCAATTTGTTTCTACGCTTAGGCCAATGCCTTTAGAGCCTGTTTTGGCAGGAAAAATTTCACAATCAAGAGTTAAGGCCGTATCAAAAATGGTTGTAAGATTTGTAAATACTAAAGGAGCTCAAGTTGGTGAAGCAGAAAGACAGCTAACAAGTTTCCCTGTGGTTAAGACAACAGATACAACAGGACAGGTTGTTCCACTAAAAACAGATTCATTTCGATTTTTTGTTGGTTCAGATTATGAAAGAGAAAAACTTATTGAGGTTCGACAAGACTTACCGTATCCTATGACTGTTTTAAGTATAGCAAGTAACATAAATGTGGAGGGTGCGTAATGACTGTAGCCGCAGCAACAACAGGAGCTGGAGGTGGGTTTTTAGCAGCAGCAGGTCCAGTTGGTTGGGCTTTGATGGGCGTAAGTGCTTTATCTAGCATTTTAGGCGGCCGTAAAAAACGAAAAGAAGCTAAAAAAGCAGCTAAGGCTAGAATGGCTATGGGTCGTTACAATGCTGCTGTAGCTAGAAGAAATGCACAAGCTAGTTTTGAAACATTAAAGGCACAAGCTGAAACACAAACATTAACCCGGAGAGAACTTCAGGCTCAACAGAGAATGAATGTTGCATCTCGTGGGGGTGTAGAAGCTGGAACAGATATGATGTCTTTAATACAACAAAGAACATTAATGCAACTTGATGCTATAGAAATGCAACGAAGGGCAAGTCTTGCTCTTGCTGCAGGAGAAGAAGAAGCAGAGCAGATTATGATGGAAGCAAAAACAGGGGCTCAGATTACAAGATCTCAAGGTAAAGCTGCTGAAGTTCAAGGATACTCTCAAGCATTGGGAACATTAGGAAGTGCTTTCTTAAACTACGGGAATTAATTATGGCAAAAGCATTACCAAAATTTACACGACAGTTACAGCCTGTTGCAGATACTACAGCGTTAAAGCGTGACCCTAATTTACAGTCACAAGCAATTTTAGCTCAAGCAGAAGTTGATTCTGCTGTTCTAAATGGTTTTGCTAATGTAGCTAAAGTAGGTGGCCAGATAGCACTTGATTATAGAAATAATCATAATAAAACTCAACTTAGTTTGATGAGCAAAGAAATGGAATCTGTTTTAGCAAGTTACCCTGAAGAAGCAGGAAAACTTAACAAAGTAGAAGATTTAGAAATTTTTAAAGATAATGTTATTGAAAAAATAAAATCAATTCAATCTGATTATGGTCAAAATATTTATGGAAATAAGGCAAAAAAACAAATAGATACTATGGGTGCTAGTGCAATGTTAAGCATTGATGCTATTGCCGAACAAGCTGGAATTGAATTTACTGAAAATCAATATGCAGGTGTTTTGTATAATATTATTCATGATTCACAAAATATTAGAAAACCTATTCCTATTAATCCAGATACAGGAATAACATTTGAAGATGAATTATTATCAGAAGTAGACCCTAAAAGTTTAGATTTAATTCCTGTTTTAAATGAAAGTGGTGAAACAACTATTACAAAAAATGCTAGAGAAGTTGCACATAATCATGCTGTTGATGAATTACTTAGACTTAAAAAAATAAATATTGCTCAAGCATCTAAAATGCGTAATGAATATGGGTTTAAAACTAATTACTTAACTGTAAATAATATGGCTTATGAAAATCCTGAAGAAGCAAGGAGATTATTAAATGAGCTTGATATGTCTACTGAACAAGTTATACAAGCAAGTAAAGTTATAGATGCAAACCTTCAAAAACAAGAAGAAGAAATAGAAAGATTACAATTAACAGCTATAGATGATATTAATACTGGTATTGATAATGATGAGTTATCATTTGAAGAATTACAAGAAGCAGCTAATGAAGTTGCAACTGTTATGGGTAAAACTGTTCCTCTTTTATCTGACGAATTTGTAGAACTTAAAGAAATTCAATTAACACAAGATATAAATGCTCAAACACAAGCAAACCCTGAAGAAGCTGAAGCTGTAGAAAAAGCACTTCAAAATATTACTAATGATTTAAAAAAGGGTTTATCATTTCCTACATCAAAAAATATAAATGATTTTTATAAAGCATTAGGTGCTAGGTTTAAACCAGATAAAAGTGGTGTAGATATAAGAACAGATTTACAAAAAAATGATCCTATTTTTAATAGAAATTATATTAGGGCTCAAGAATCTATTTTAAAAGAAATAATTAATCTTAATCAAAAAGACCCTGTTGTAATAAATTCTTATGAATATGGATCAGATATTATAACTAGCACTATTAAAGAAAATTTTATTTTAGCAGACGAAAAACAAATACCATTAATAATAGAAAATATATCACAACAAAAACAAAAATATATTAAATTTTTAACTAATTATTCTAATAATAATGACAATGAATTTCCACCTATTTCTGAAATTAATAAATATTTTGAAGGAGCTTTAGGCAACTATTTAAGTAGTAATTCATATCAAAAAATTATTGATATGCAAATTGATGAGTTTGGTGATAACTTAAAATTAGAAACATACTATACTAATCCTTCAGTACAAGCTGAATATATAAATAGACTTGAGCAGCAAATACAAAGTGATTATGAAGATGTAGATTTTATTTTAAGAGAAGCTGAAGAATTTATGCGAAAATGAAAATGATTGAATTTAAAGATAAATCATTAAAAAATTTAGTTTCTAGTAATCCTACTGAAATGGATAGACAGGATGTTATATCTTCAAATAAAGCATATATAGCAGAAACATTAAATATACCGTTTCAAGAAATAAATGATGTAAATTATAATAATTATAAAACAAGTTTATTTAATGAAGAAATATCTGATGCAGATGTTTATGTAAATTTTAAACAAACAGAAAATGTAGATGTTGATGGTTGGTGGTCAAAAAATATAATAAAACCAGCACTGAGATTGGGAGTTAAAACATTAGGTACAATAGCAGAAGGGGTCGGAGGAACATTGCAAGAACCTTTTGTTACTGAAGGCGTATCTAATTTAGCTCAATTAATATTTTCAATGCAAGAAAATGAGAAAGTAGATAAAAGAGAAACATATAATAGAATTTTAGATTATGCTTATGAAGTGGAAGATATTGGAATTGCATTATCTAAAAAATCTGAGGAGTTTAATCAATCAACAGTTGGCTTTGATGATGCTGCTTTAGCGGCCGCAGATATAGCAGTTAGAACTCCGGTATATGCTTATGCAGCTACAGCAAATACAAGCTTGCAATTAGCAGGAGGCTTAACAGATTTAGTAGAAAGAATAGCTCAAAAGTTTGGAACTGATTCTGATGAATATAATTCTAAAGTATCTGATGCAATTTTTAATTTTAGTGCTATGTTAGGTGAAAATGTGCCTCAAGAACATAACAGATTAATAGAAAAATATGGAGGCTCAGAATCTACATTTGGTGCTATTGTAGGAATTACTGATAGAATTGCATATTCATTGGCAAACATAAAAGCAAGTGTAAATCAAATGCAAGCTATAGGATTAAAATTACCTTTTACAAGTCAGTCTGTTAACTCTACAAAGTTACAGGAAATGTATGAAACATTTAAACGAGCTACATTAATTGGTGGATATTCATTTGTATCAAGAGCAGGAGACTTTAAACAAAGAGCAAAATCTGCGGGTGTGTCATTTGTGTATATGTCTACTAGAGCTTTTTCTGGTTGGTTTAATAAAAATTATCAAACTATTTTATCTGATTTAGCTTTAAATACAGCTTGGACTGCATCTCCTTTATGGAAAGAAGGGGGTAGTGGATATGAAGTTTGGAAAAGTAACGAATTAACCACATATCAAAAATTATTATGGACTGCAGAAAACTCAACAGCAGATGTTTATTTTTCAGCTATGACTAGATCATTTAGAAATTCTTCTGATTATGCAAAGTTATCTCCAGAAGATAAAATAATGTTTGAAGCTGTTACTACTCAAGTTCAAAAAGATATTTATAATGGAATAGCAAAAAATCCAACGGGATTAGATAATTTTATCATAAATAAACAAGGCGGGTTTGATGCGTTTAAAGAATCAAAAGAAACTAAAATAGCTATAGAAGAAAAAATGAATGAATTATTTAATGAAGCAAATGAGGGATTATAATGGCTAAATTTAAAAATCAAGGTAAATTTACAAATCCCAAAAAACCAAATGTTATTTCGGATTTAAAACAATTTGGTACACCTAAAACTGAACCTACAGTTGAACCCAAAATAGAACCTACAGTTGAGCCTAAGGTTGAGCCGCCAAAAGTAGTTGAGCCACCAAAAGTTGAACCTAAGGTTGAGTTGCCTAAACCTGAAGAAACAAAAGTTGAACCAACTAAACCAGTTGAAACTCCTAAAATTGAAAAAGATATTATACCAGTTCGTCAGCAAGCTGATCAGTTATTAAGAGACACTTTTGTTAAATATCAAAATGCAGGTGATGCTGAAATTAAAAGACAGTTACAAATATCTCAATCATTTATTGATCAAAAACAAATTGAAGCTAGGCAGTTGCAAGTTAATGGTACTCCTTTTGCTCAACCTTTAGAAGTAAAGATAGATAATAGAACATATACATATAGAGACAATAATTTTTATAGTGATAAAAATAGAAAAATAACCGGCAAAAAAACTTTAGAAAAAATACAAAGCAAATTTGAGTTTAAAGTTTTGTTTACAGAAGCAGAGATAAAACAACATCAAGATTTTCAAAGGCGAAATGAAAAACAAACTAAAGATCAGGCCAGAGAAAGAGGTGAAGCTAAAATACCTGCGGCCAGTAAAGTAATACCTGTAAGTGATTTTGTAAAAGCACAACAAACAGGTATGTCTCAAGAAAAAACTCAAGCAAAAATTATAGAACAGGAAAAACAAATAACAGATGCTGTAACTGAAGCAATTAGAGGTGCAGACTCTAATGCAGGATTTACAGGATTTAGAATAACTAATAAGTCTGATTACCTGAAATGGATAAAAGAAGTTAAATTTGCGGGGTTTGATGATAAAGGTAATCAAATAGGTAAATTTAATTTAACTGATAAGCAGATAAATAGAATATATGATAATGCAAAAAGAACTGTAAATAATGAGTTAAAACTTATTAAACAAACAGAAGCTCAAAATCTTAAATCTAATATTAAACAAAAAGATTTTCAACAACCTAAAGATATGATTACGGTTAATAGAGCAATAGAACTAAAAAGACAATTAAGATTAGAAAGCAAAGCTGCGGCTAGGGGTAAAAAATTAGGTGCTAGAGAACAACGAGAGAAACAAAAAAGTAGACAAAAGTTTTTAGATGAAATTAGAAACGAAATAAAAGATTATGCTAAATCTGTTCTTGGTGCTAGAAGTGATGCTTATTTAAAAATGAAAGCATCTATAGATAAAGCTGTATCTGAAAATAATAAAATTAAATTAATAGAAAAAATTGATGCTATAAAATTAGCGGAAGATAAAAACAAAGTTATTTCTAATATAAATGAATTAAGAACAAAATTAACAAAATTAAATAAAGAGAAAAAACTAACAGGAGAACTAAAAGAACAATTTGATAAGTTTTCTAAAGAAATAGATAAATCTGATATGACAGAAAAATCTAGGTTAGAAGCAGAAAAATCTAAAGAATATTTTGATAGAACTGGTGAACCTGTTCCACCTTCTGTTCAAAGAAAAATTGATAGATTAGAAAAACAATCATTAAAAAATTTAGATTTAACTTCCTTAGATATAAAAGCATTTGAACTAAATCGTATTTTAGAAGAAGCAAATAGAAAAATTAATCAATTAGAAACAAAACTTGAAAAACAATTAAATAGAAATGTTATAGATTTTAGCAAACAAAGAAGTTTAATTGCTGAAACAAAAGGTAAAGGTTTTATAGCGGAAGCACAACAAAAGGCCTTATCTGTTAAAAGGTGGATGGATTTAACCCCTAGTATGCAGGCTTGGACTATAGATGGTTTTCCAAGTAAAAAAGTTAATGGTGTAATTCAAACAGGTGATGGTGTTGTACAAAAAGTATTTGTTCAAAACATTTATAAAGCTGATGATGTAAAATATAAAATTATGCAGGATGCTTATAAAACATTAGAAGTTGCTAATGCTGAGGGTTTTAAACAACAAATGCAAAAAAGAAAATTAACTGTTACTATGAATGGTGAACAGGTTAAAATTTCTAAAGGAATGAGAATACAAATATTTATTGATTCTCAAATAAGACAAAACCAAAATCATCAATTAAATGGTGGGTATGTTATATATACAAAAAAATTATTAAAAGAAAGTACATCAAAATTATATAAACCTTCAAAAGAAGAAATAGATAAAATTGTAAATAATATAACTGCTAAAGAAATGGAAATAGCAGATGCTATCTTAAAAACTTATCAAAATGTTTGCAAACCTGCTATTGATAAAGCAAGCATGGAGACAGAAGGAAGAATTATTACAATAGGAAAAGATGAACTTTATTTTCCTATAATGGTTTCTAAAGATTATTCTAATGTAGGAAATAAGGCTGTTGAAAATGTTTTAAACCCTGATAGAATAGGTTTTGAGCAAGCAAAAAATTTCTTTATTGGCCAAGAAGGATTCTTAAAGACTAGAACTAAAGGTGCTAAACAACCTATTGTTTTAGGTGATTCTATATCTAATACCTATAGAATGATTGATGCTGTTTCTACATATGCTGGATATTCTAAACCTTTACAACAAGCAAATAAACTTCTTAATGATCAGCGTTTTAAAAATTTAGTAAAAGAAAAAGCTGGAGAATATTATTTAAAATCATTAAATGAATTAGTAAAAGATTTACAAAGTCCTAGAGTTGCTCCTGCTTGGGAAAGATCACTCGCACTTGATAAATTGCAAAGAAATGCAACACGAGCTATTTTAATGCAAAATTATAAAGTAGGCACGATGCAAAGAATTTCATATCAGCTTGCTATAAATTATATACCTGCAAAATATGGTAAAGTTGCTTTTGATACTATACCTGCTGCTTCTTGGGAAAAAATGAGTAAATATAGTTCATTTGCTTGGGCTAGATCAAAAGGCAGGCATTCTATAGCATATGGTGAATCAAAAATAGATGGTAAAGCAGAAGTTCTTATGAACAACATTAAATCTGGAGATAGATTAGGTGTTGGTAGAATTTGGACTACTTGCGAAAAATGGGTTCAAGATACTACTAATTTAAAAGGTGATGCTTTACAATTTGAAGTTGCAAAAAGATGGGATGATATAGTTCGTAAAACACAGCCTACTTTTGAAGCTATTGACAGGCCTAATTTAGCAAGAAGTAGAGAAGTTCTTATTCAACAGTTAACTATGTTTAGTTCTCAAGGAAATAAAATTCATGCAATAAATTATGAAAATGATATTAGATTTTTAAATTCTATTAAAGGTAAAGAAAGTTCTGTAACAAGAACAAAAGCTATTGCAGATTGGACTAAAAAAGCTGGTATAACAAGAATAGCTAATCCACTTTTTGTTAGTGTTCACAATGCTTTATGGGCAATATTTTTAAAGGGTGGTTATAATTATGCAATGGGATATGACCCGGAAGAGTTAGAAAATAAAAATGCAGAGATTAAAAAACTAGATGTATTTTATGAAAGATTTGTAAATGACTTTTTAACCTATGGTACATCTGGAGAAGGTTTATTAGTAAATCAATTAATTTCAGCAGTAAGACTTGCAAATCAAAAAGCATTTAATGAAAAAACAGGTTTAGATACAAAAGTTTTTGAAAAAGAATTTTTACCTATAAAAGTTTTAAAGAATTTCCTTTTTGGTTTTGCAAAGTTATCAAAAGATATTACCTATATAAATGCTTTAAATCAAGCAAATCAATTTGTTCGTGAAAAAGATATTGATCAAGTTGAAAAATCTGTAATTGATTTAATGGGTGATACTGGAACAATTTTTGGATATGGAGTAGATAATGCTACTAAAAACATAACAAGTATAGCTTATTGGCTTTTATATATAAATAAAAACGCTGAAGATTTTATTGAAAACTACAAAGAAGAAGAATTAATAAAATTAATGAATGAATATAATAATAAAGAAGAAATTGTACTTGACAATTTAAAATAATTTTTAATATAACTTACGAAGAGGAACATTATGGCTTTACAAAATCAACAAAATTCAGTAGGTATTTCGGGTAATGGTGATCAATCATATGCGTTTGCGTTACCATTTTTTGCATCTACGGATATTAAATGCTTCGAGCAGCTTACATCTACATCTACCCCAACAGAGCTAACAAAAACTGCTGATGGTACTGCGTTTGGCTCGTTGAGTGCAGGTGAGTTTAGTATATCTTTTACTGACAAAACTGTAGGCGGTACAGTAATTATTAAAACATCAAATGGTGTTGCATTAGCTACAGGGCAAACTGCAACTATTGAGCGTGTTGTTCCTTTGACTCAAGATTTTGACCTTAAAGAAGGTGCAGCTATTGACCCCACGGCACTTAACACAGCATTAGACCGGGTGGTAGCCCAGAACCAACAAAATGCTGATAGCATCACAAAAGCTATTACATTTCCTGCAACAGACTCTGGTATTACATATGGAGTAACAGAATCTGCTGCTTCTCGTGCTGGTAAAGTTTTGGGGTTTGATGCTACAGGAAGTGTTGCCCCATTAAATGTAACTACTTTATCTACAGGTACACAAACTACGATTGCGGGTGGTAATGGTATTACAAACAATGATGGTACAATTAGCGTAAACAATGACTCTAATCACATTGACTTTGATGGTAGCGGTAAGCTAAAGATAGCTACTGATGGTGTAACAGCTTTAGAACTTGCTGATAACGCAGTAGATACGGCCGCAATCGCAGATAACTCAGTTGTTACCGCTAAACTTCCTGACTCTACTGGTACATCAGATGGTGTAACTTTACCCAAACTACGCCATATTCCTACAGATAAAGTATTAGGTAGAGTAAGTGCAAGCGATGGTGATGTAGAGTTATTAGATTTAAAAGATGAAGATGATATGGGTTCGGATAGCGACTCTTCATTAGCTACACAACAATCAATTAAGGCGTTTGTAAATGCACAGGCAGCTAAAGCTATTCCACGAGCAATCATACCAGACACTAGCGGAACAGTAACTTATGTAGCCACGGGTAGCACACTAGACGGAGGAACCGCCTCAGAGGATGCAGGAAGCGGAACTATTACTAAGGGAAATCAAGATAATCCTTCTAACATTCAAGGTGCGATAAGCGGAGATTACTTGGATTACTTTGTTAAAATATCATCAAATTCAAGTGCTGCTCATATAACAAATCAAACTTTGCAGATACCTTTGAGTGGTTTATCAAGTTCTGTTTCAGGCGTAACAATTCAGTCATCTAAAATAGTAGGTGTTTTTGTTAGGCCATCATTACAGGTAGATGCACATGACGATACAGGTGCTATTGATAGCGATAATCCTCAGGTTAAAATTGAATATTATATGCCACGAGGACAAACTACTGGTGCGGGAACTTTAAATAATACAAACTACAGATATGAAGCTATTGGTTGGAGACGAGAGGTTGATGGGGCTCAGTATAGTAATCTTAATATGATGACCTATCTTCCTGTTAATGCGGCCGCAGGGCAATCAAGTTTGTTGTTTAGATTTAATGCAAAGAATGTAGCTAACGCAGGCGTTTTAAGACTGGC